TAGCTCAGTTTTGCCCGTGTTCTGGCGACGGCTGTTGGTGCTGTCCCAGTTGCTATTGCGGGATTGGTCATTGTACCACCGGCCATCGTCGCGGGTGACTGAGTAGGACAAGGAGGCCGAGCCGTTGCTTGCCGCGTCATAGACCAGCCGACAGCGTTGATAGCCTCCATAGGTCTCTCCTGACCCATTGATGACTCCCGCTCGTACCCGCGCATTCTGCTGATCGGCGGTGCCACTGGAGCTATGTGTGACAGTGCCTGTGCTCCAGTCATGCCACCTTGGCTCGTCAAAGCTGCCGCCAAGCGTCGAAAACGAGGCTGACGCAGGCCCGACAGAGGACCCAGTGCGGTCGAGCGCCAGATACAACACAGAGGGCATTGTCCACGACGTGTTGCGAAGACAATGGTCGGACCACGCCTTGAAGGCATAGGGCTGGAGAGTACCAGAGACGGCAATGGAGACACTGCCTGCAGGGACGGTGAAGCTATCGCCGGTGCTTAGGTTGATCGGCGTCGAAGGGAAGCTACCGTGGTATAGCAAGTTACCGGCGGTCGCAGCATCAAAGACGCCCCAGCCATAGATGGTCTCAGCGGACCCTGTGATCCTTGGAAACTCAATGGCGGCGGCTGCGCTCGATGAAATCGACGTGTTACTGGGTGCGCTGAAGCTGATCGACTGACGAGCTAATGATGACTCAGTCCCTGTGCCGTCGTCGCCGAAGCCCCCACCAGAATCGGTAGACAGGCCAAGATATAGTGCGGATGGGGCTGAGAAGGCACTCACGCCAAGTAAGTGGTCGAGGAACTGCGGCTCCAGAAAGTCGCTCATAGCACCACTCAAGTAGCTGACTCACGCTGCGGTAATGTCGAGGTCGCCCGCTGCAACCCTAAGTACATCATTGACCTCGATGGTCTTTGGACTTGTAAAGTTACCATGAAGGAGCATATTTCCCGCACTAGATGTGCCATCAGTATCCCAGATCGACCAATATTCCACTGCGCCCCAGTTTGATCCAGTGCAGGCAGGGAAATCTACGACTGCCGTGTTGTCCGTCGTGCCGCCAGAGGCAGCGTCAAAGGCCACTTGTACCCGCGCATAGCCATTGCCGCTGAGTTCTGTGCCACCGGCGTTCTCGCCCATGCTGGCTATGGACAGCCCTAGGTATACGGCGCTTGGCGCAGTGTATGCTGTAGTTCCAAGGATGTGATCCAGCAGCTTGTTCTCTAGATAATCAGACATTGCTGACATTGTTACGTTCCTTATCTTTGTGTGTTTTTGTGATGATTATTATTAGCGACGACCAGTGACCACGACATCAAGGTCGAAACCGCTCAAGGCAAAGTCTTTGTTGTCAGGAGCGTCTAGGGTCATCTTATAGCTCAAGTACCTGCCGCCCTGCCTTGTATCGAGCTTGTGATCTGCGTTGGTGTCGATTGTTTGCTTGGCACCATAGTTAGGCACATCAGGAGCGAGAGGCGCAGATCCGAAGGTAAAGTCGAAGGTCTTACTTGAGTTGGCCGTGACCACCTGTGGCGTGATCTTGGTTATGACCTTGTACCCTGACAAAGGTATCTCGACCTCGTCTAAGTCGATCCCTGTGCGCTCGACAAAAGGAGTTGCAGTCGCAACGGTGTCCAGAGGCTGAGACAATGAGCCGTTGTCACTGAGATCGACGCCATACAACTTGGGCACTGTGATGGCTCTGCCTGTAGCGTTCACGGCCTCAGTCGAGTTGCCTATGCTAGCCATGATGGCGTGGCGGTCAAAGCCAGCGTCTTGAGCGGCATAGGTACCTCCCGCTGTGTCATAGACGAGGGTCGTGGTGTCATAGGTCCTGACGCTGTTTATGTTAGCTGTGGTTGCTGAGACGACGTGGGGCAGATCCATAAACGACCACGTATTGTAGCGGTAGTTATACACAGCGGCCCTGTTGGCACCGACTGGCGCAAAGGCTGGTCGATCAGTGGTCATATCGTCAGAGCTTGGGTAGCAGAAGTAAATCTCGGACAGCGGGTGATTGTGATACGTGAAGCAATGGTGCGTGGCTGAGTTATCGAGGGCATCGAAGACATAGGCCCTAATGCGATCATCGACGAGGCTCTCTTTCGTGGTCCCGTCGTGGCTCCAGATATCGTCGGTATCGAAGACAAAGTGCTTGCCTTGACTTTCGACGACACAGTTCTGGCTTATGACCCCGCAGCTTGAGAAGATCTTGCGGAAGTTGTGGATGAATGCGCCGCCGACAAACTCCATCAGCCAGACTTGGTCACTACTGTAGATGATAAAGTTGGTGCTCAGGCTCAAGCCATCAACGATTGGCGTTTCCATCTGTATGATGTCGTTGGTTCCTGCTGACTTGGTGGGGTCAGTCTCGTCCCATGTCGTCGGGATCGAGTTAGGCAGGGCAAGGTCACTAAAGCGAACCCTGTTGGGGTAGCTAGTGCCAGCCTCGCTGGTGTTCAGAGCGACAAGGAAATCGCCGTAGGTCCTGAGTGACTTGGCTCTAAAGCTGTTAGGCCAGAAGGTGAGGTCGGCAAAGTCAGTGCCGTTGGGCCCTCTGAAGACAGGCACTCGATCCTCACGATTAACGTAGGTTACATCCGACAACACAGTGGCGGTGACGGAAGCACCGGCAGAGGCACTTAAGGTACCAATGGCACCCGAGCGGTTGGTCAAGGTTCCATTGGAGAACTCATGAAGTTGGAACTGGTCAGAGACAAGCAGGACACTGTCGTAGCCGGTAGAGCTAAAGATGCCGTGGGCCATCACAGGCACAAAGGCGACCGAAGATAGCAGGGTTCTAAAGACGGGAGAGCGCGAGATTGCTCCGTCTGCAAAGCGAACATTGAGGGCTCGGTCAAAGGCGTTTATCGGAAGGTTGAAGGGCTCGACGTCGGTAATGACGCCAGTGACCCCGAGGCCACGTATGGGTAAGTTAGGCATGTCAGCTAGGCCAAGTCGGCTGTGGTTGGCGCAACGTAAGCGGCGAAATCACTGCCAATCAACGCACGCAACGCCGCGTTGTCAACAGTGTTGTCGGTGTCAGCGGGGTCTAAAGTATACGGTATCCACTCGTAATCAGGGTGATTGATTTCGACATCAAAACTAGTGTTGTCTGCGTTGAGCGCCTTGGCGTTTCGGACCTGTGTAATTGAAATGCTCATCATGATATCCTCACGAACAAGGTGGCTCGATTATTGAACCCGCTAAACGCTGCCCCGACATGGCCCATTGCCCTCCACGAGCCAGACGGTGTTCCACTTGGAGAGATAATTATATTGTTTCCCGCAGACCTCGATACACCAGCGTATGTCAAAGAAGATCCAGAGTATGTCGATCCGACGTTTATGTAGTCGTTGATCCCAGTCGATGTGTACATTAGAAAGGCATAAGTACCCACGCCACCTAAAGTATAGCTTGGGCCCGAGTAAGCATCGCCCCACGAAACATCAGTACCATCGGACGTGAGAACTTGGCCGCTGGAGCCTGCGCTGAGTACCTGCGTGGTTCCATCTGCGTGTCCATAGAGGATCTGCCCACGCGCAAGGGCAGGGGTGCCGTCGCCCCAAGAGATCGTGGTTCCATCGGACTTGAGAACTGTGCCCGAGGCTCCTATGGCAACCGCAGAGGCCACGGAGCTAGAGTTGCCCACGACAACACTGCCCTCGGCTAGGGTACCCACGACAGGCAGGGTGCCAATGAGCGAAGACGCATTAAGCTGGGAGGTCGTGGCGGTGACCCCGTCCAGCACAGACAACTCGGCAGACGTGAGACCCGCAGAGATACCATCGAGGACGTTGATCTCAGCAGCCGACGCAGTGATCGAAGCAGCAAAGGTGGACGCAGCGTCTATGGCACCGTGGGTGGCGGTGATAGCGCCGGTTACGTTGGGGAACGTGGCCTTCACAGCGCCCTTGATGAGGCGAAAGTGATCGTCAGCTTGGGCAAGGCCGTCTGTAGCTGCGGGGTTCGCTGCGTTGAGATCGTTGATGTACGTTGCGGATTCGAGGGCCATGCTAAGGGGCTCCTGACTTGGTGGGCTTTGGTGGGCTGTGGTGGCGAAGAGGCTAAAGAGGCGCGTGTTTACGTGAGATACTTTGATCGAAGACGTCTAACAACAACAACAACAACGCTCCCTTTACCCGTGTTTTCGAAATCGACATTGATTCTAGGGGTACGGGGGTGGCAAATGCGGCTCATGGGACCCGCG